GCCAGTCGTCGCGCTCTGCGCGTTGGCGACGATCGTCGTCGGGTCGACCGTGTAGACGCCGCCCCGATAGATCCGCGCCGTCGCGATCGCGCTACCGCTCAAGGTCAGCACCTCGATCAGCGCGGTCTCCGTCTGCGTCGCTCCGGTGTTGTCGATCGTGATGATGTCGCCGACAGCGTGGCCGGTGCCGCCGGCGTTCACGGCCATCGTCGCCATGTGCCTGCCGGTCATGACTTCGATCAGCTGGTCGAGCAGGTCGATGTAGTCGGTGGCGGTTCCGCTGTTGTAGGTCATGACTGTCTCACGGTGTCGGGGTTGCGCCGGATGATGTTCAGCACACCCTCCTCGCCTTCGGGGGAATCGAGGTCGCTCGTGATGTCACCCTGCACGACGTTCGTGATCGGCACGCTCACGTTCGGGGCGGCGACGTTCACCGTCGGGGAACCGCCCTTGCCCATGCGCGCCGCAGTCTCGCCGGCGGGGATCACTTCGCCCGAGCCCTTCGGCGTGATGATCTCGGGACCTTCCTCGCCGACCAGGATCGGAGCGCCGCCGCTGAACTCGCCGCCCTCGGCGAACGCACCGCCAACCGCGCCGGCTGCAGCGCCACCGCCACCGCCGAAGATCGCGAGCAGGGCCTGCCGCACGAGCAGCCGCGCGATCTGGTCGAGCAGGGAGTCGACGAACTTCTCGAACTCGAACTCGCCGGTGCGCACGAAGCCCACGAGCGCGTCCTCGGCAGCGCGGAAGCTGCCGGCCAGCGCCTGATTCACCGCCTGCTCGGCGGGTCCGATCTTCTCGGGCAGCTCGCCCGCCGCGTCGCCCGCCGCGTTCGTGCCCTCTGCGAGCATCCCGGCGGCCTGTGCCGCGTTCTCCAGGGCGGCGGCGTACTGGTCGGCGTCGATGCTCCCTTGCGCCAGGAGGGCGTTCAGGGCCTCTTGAGTGGCCGCGAACTGCTGCTGCGGGCCGACGATCTCGTTCAGGAGCTGCGCCTGCAGGGCCAGCGCGTCGTTCTCGGCGTTCAGGTCGGCGATCCGCTGCGCCTGCTCCGGCGTCACCTCGATGCCCTGCCGCTTCAGGTCGTTCGTGATCCGCAACAGCTCGGCCTCCTGCACGCGCCCTTGCGCCAGGAGCGCGAGCTGCGCCTGCTCGAGCTGCAGCGCGGCGATCGACTCGTCGGCGGTGCGCTTGGTCTCCTCGGCCACCTGCCGCGTGCCGGCCAGCAGAGCCTCGATCGCCGACAGGTCGATCGTCGTGCCTTCGCCCAGGTTGAGCGTCGACAGGTCGATGCCTTCGAGGTTGGTCGTCATCGCGGCCAGCTGTTCGTTGAACTGTTCCTGCGAGATCGTGCCGTCGGCCAGCAGCGTGTTCAGCTGCGCCAGGTCGGCCTCGAACTCCTGCTGCGGTCCCTGGATCCGCTCCAGCACTTCGGCGCGGCGGGTCAGCTCGGCGTTGCTCCTGATCAGCCCTTCGAGCTCTTCGCGCTGCGCGTCCGTCACCGAACCCTCGCCGCGCTTGCGCTCGATCGCTTCGACTTCGCGCAGGAGCGCGATCTGGATCCCGCGCTCGCGCTTGTTCTCGGCGAGCAGGGCCGTCTCCTGCGTGATCGCGTCGACGACGGCCTGCACGCTGTTCGCCGTGGCCTCCATCGCCTTTTGCTGCTCGACCGCTTCGTCGACGCTCTTCGCCGTGCCGTTCGCGAGGGCTTCCTGCTGGCCGGTCAGTAGCTCGAGCTGCGAGGTGTACCGCTCGGCGATCCTGATCGCGGACTCGTTCACGTCGTTGCCGGCGGCGGCGTCGATCGCGATCTGCTTGTTCACGCGGGCGAGGTTTTCCTGCACGCGGATGATGTCCGCGCCCACCTTGCCGAAGTCGGTCAGCCCGAACTTCTCGCCGGCCTCGGTCGCGCGCAGGCTGGCCTCCTCGGCCTCGATCATCTTGTCGGCGTAGACCGAGACCGCGACACCTGCAGCCACGATGCCGGCCACGGCGACGCCGAACGGGTTCGCGAGCAGCAGCGCACTCATGCGGGTGAGCGCAGCACTGAACGCCGTCGTGACCGTCGTCGCTCCGATCGTCGCGGGGATGTACGCCACCGCGATGCCGGAGGACAGCGCGAGCACGCCGCCCGCAGCCACGCCCACGTTGTCGGCGATCAGGATGATGAAGCCCGACAGCGCGGCGCTCACGCCGGCGGACTGGTCGGCTGCACCGACGAACTCGGTCAGGTTGTTCGTCAGCACGGTGAACGCCTGCCCGATGGTCGGCACCGACTTGCCGAACCGCTCGTCGAGCTCTTCCCGCGCGCCCTCGAACGCGTCGAGGATGATCGTCGACGTGATCTTGCCCTGCGAGCCCAGCTCGCGTAGTTCGCCCCGTGTGACCCCCAGGGACTTCGCGATGACGTCCGCGACCACGGGCAGTTGTTCTAGGACCGACCGCAGCTCGTCGCCCCGTAGAGCGCCGGAGGCGAGGCCCTGCGAAAGCTGGATCATGCCCGCGCGAGCTTCCTCTGCAGCGGAGCCGCCCAGGGTCACGGCCTGGTTCAGCGACTTCGTGAACCGCAGCGTCTGCTCCTGCGAGATCCCGAGATCCTTCGCGGCGAGCGCCGTCCGCGCGTACACCTCTGCCGTCGCGTCGAACGCCGACCGGGTGTCGTTGGCGATCTGGAACAGCTGGCGCGTCACGCTGTCGAGTTCTTCCTGCCCCTCCGTCACCGTGCGGACGCGGTTCTGCAGGTTCGTGTACGCGTCCGCCGCCTGCCCCAGCTCCCGCACGATCAGGCCGATGCCGATGCCGGCGAACGTGTTCCTGATCGTGCTTCGGAGCTTGTCCGCCGCGTTGTCCGTCTTCACGATCTCGCCACGAACCTTCCGAGCACCGGCTGATGCTTTGGAAGGGTCGATGACGACGTCGATGCGGAAAGTGGCGGCCATGTCGGGGGGTCAGGGGGTCAGCGGTCGTACCGTGCCTTCGGGGACTTCTTGCTCTTCTTCTTCGCGTACCGCACGTGCCGGTCGTGCTCGTGCTTCATAAACTCGAGATACCCGCAGTCCATCGCTGCGATGTAGCGCCAGAACGCCGACAGCATCGGCTCCTCGAGCCCGTGGTACGAGCCGAACATGATCACGCGCGACCAGGGGATGCGGCCCAGCGTTTGCGAGCCGCTGCCGACTCGTTCGCTCGACAGCTCCCAGAAGCTCGTCACGTACCACTCCTCGCCCGGCAACAGCTCGGGCTGTTCCATGAACCACTCGGGCAACGTGCGGCCCTTCTCGATGCCGGCCTGGATCGAGAACTCGTCGCGTCTGAAGCGCAGTTCCCATTTCAGACGCTCTCGGAGTTTCCCGCCGTCTCCTCGATGTCGTCCGCGTCGGGCTCCTCGTCGTCGAGGAAGTTCGCGGGGACAGCGGCGAAGTTTCGGATCTCGTCCATCATCCAGGGCGGGAGCGCGGTCAGGAAGGCCGCGCAGTTGTCGAGCGTGAACTCGACCTCGAGCCCGGCCTCGTCGTAGATCCCGGCCCAGCCGACGATCACGTGGCGCGGGAACAGGAGCACGTCCTGCCGGCGGTTGCGCTCGACCGTCTCGGCGTCGATCCGCCCCTGCGCGAGTCGGCGGGCCTGCCCGCTCTTCGCGTTCTGCTTCGACACCGCGTTGAAGTACGGTTTGTTCGCCTGCCCTGCGTTGCGCATGGTCAGCGACGGGACGATCGGCACGCCGTCCGGTCCCTTCAGCTTCGCGACGATCGGCGGGTAGAACTCGGCGGTGTTCGCCTTCGGGTTGTATGCGGCCAGGTGGCCGAAGTTGGGTTGCGTCATGGCTTCCTTTGGGGGTTGTAGCGCGTGCAGGGTGAAGGGGGGAGCGGCGCACGCGTGGACCGCTCCCCCTCGTGTCCGGTCGGTCTAGGCCGCCGGGTAGAACGGGAACAGCGACACGCCCATCGACGTCTGAAAGAAGTCGTCGACGAACGTCGTCAGGGTCAGCGGGATGCGCACCGACTCGTTCACCGGCAGCTCGATCCCGTCGTAGGCGAGCTCGCCCGACGGAAGGTCGACCGAGATCGCACCGTCGCCGTTTCGCTGCACCCAGCCTGCGGTCACGGTCGTGCCGGCGATCACTCGGGCGATCACGTCGGCGGACGTGAACAGCACCGTCGTCTCGATGTCCACCTCGAAGTTGCCGTTGTTGATGAACTTGTTCCCGAGGAACCCGAGCACCTTCTCGCCGCTCGCGCTGTTGTTGATCGTGGCGGTCATGTCCTTGAAGTCCGAGGACAGGCCCGTCTCGTCGACGTCGAGGATGCCCAGGCGGAAGAAGTCCGCCGCCGTGTTGAACGCCGCCGTGCGCACCGGCTCGATCGGCGTCGCCGCGTTCGTCTTGCGCGAGCCACCGTCGACGATCGCGTCGGACGTCGTACCGACGAAGCCGAAGTTGATCGTCGCCTTGTCCGTCAGCGGGTTGTTCAGCTGCATCTGGTTTGCGCGCTGCCCGATGTTGTACCAGTAGCCGTCGGGCTCCGCGACCGGGGTCGGCGGCGTGGTCTCGTACAGGTTCGGCAGCTCGGCCTCGAACTGCACGCTGCGCTCGAGGTAGTCCGCATGGTCGACGGACACGTTCCGAATGAAGCGACCGAACAGGATGTCGACGCGGATCTCGGTGCCGGCGTTGCCGTCGTCGGTTCCGTCCGATGCGACCAGCGCAGCGTCGAGCTTGTCGAGCACGAGCGTGCCAGCTGCGATCGAACGGATGCGCGCGCCGCCGAAGCTGCGCGTGCCGTCAGCCGCAGCCGTCGAGCCGAACCTGTTCGTGTCCGTGTCGCCGCCGATGTGGATCCGCTGCCCGACCGTCAGGCCGAGCACCGTGAAGTCGACCGCGTTCGCCGGCGTGCCGTTGCCCGACGTCAGCGTGCCGATGCCGGCGGACACGGACAGCGCAAGGTCGCCCAGCTCGGCGCGCACGCCGCACAGGTGCACCTCGGCGTTCGTCGGTGCCGTCTCGACCGTCAGCGCGGTGAGCGTCGGGATCAGGACGTCGGTCACGACGGGGTCGGCGTCGATCTCGTGGATCCCGTTGTTCACGCTGTTGCCGTAGCCGAACGCGTACACGAGCGAGGTCGGGCCAGTAGCGGCGTCGTAGACCAGTTTCGCAGCCTGCGCAGCGGTCAGCGCGGGGACCGTGAAGCCCGTCGCGAGCACGTCCGCACCTCGGAACAGCATGTCGCTGTTCGTCGCGGTCGCGTACAGGAACGCCTCGGAGAAGTGGCCGACCGACGTCATCGTCAGGTCTTCCTCGTACTCGGTCGGAGCCTCCTGGTCGACGATCGTGCCCTTGCGCCGTTGGCGCAGCTTGCTGATCGGGTTTCGCGAGACCTTCGACGGGTTCGCGCCGTAGGCGCTGATCGTGTTCGGCTCGGTCAGGAACCAGGTCGGGGAACCAGGCAGCACCCCGAGGGAATCCTCGATGGCATACGCCAGCGAGGTGTTGTTAGTTAGGACGCGGCCCATTGGGAACTCCTGCGGTTACGGGGTGAGGTGGTCAACGCTTGTTGCCGAACGCGATAGCGGTCGCCAGTGCACGCTCTACGAAGTTGGCCGGCGCTTGCGCGCTCGAGCCTTGGTCAAGGAACACGACGTACGGCACGTTGTTCGAGATGAACACTCGCCCCTGTCGCAGCAGATAGGTCTTCGCGATGGCTTCAGCCTTCGCTCGGTTGGCCGCCAGTCGGCTAGACGCCGCGCCTTTGGCGGTCGTGTCGTCCTTCGGGCGGTCGAGTCGGTCCACAACAGGCGAGCCGACGTTCGGGGTCCAGCCGCTGCGCGCGTGTCCGGTGTCGACCGGCGTCGCGCTCGCGAGCGTCTGGAGTGATCGGAGCTGGATCCGGCGGATCACCTCGGCGGTGCCGCCTTCGATGATCGCGCGCAGTTCGTTGCGACTGCGCAGGATGCGGCGCGGGGCCTTCGGCGTCAGGTCGTCGTAGTCGTCCTTCGTGCCCATCAGGCGACCTCCTCGTACGTGAACGTCGCCGTGACGTTGACCGCGAACCACACGCCCGTGCGTCCGAGCTCGATCGGCGGGCTGATGTCCGTCAGCCACACGCCGTTCGGGGAGCGCAGCGCCTGCATGGCAGCGCGCACGACGGCGACGATCTGGTCGCTCAGTGCGTGCCCGTCGCCGGGCGCGGTGAAAATCTGGACCGTCACGACGCCGGTCGAGTCGAAGCGCCGGTTCCCGACGTTGCCGGCGGTCTCCTGCGTGCCGCCGGCGTGGCGCATCGTGATGCGACCGAACGGCAGGGGCCTGCCCTCGGCGTCGGTGCCTTCGGGCGTGTCGTCGCGCGCGTTGTCGTACTGCAGCTCGATCGCCGACGTGACGCCGGAGGCGAGCCAGGCCGTGCGCAGAGCGCCCACGAGCGTGTCGCGTGCAAGGGTGGGGGACGTCATCGCTTCAACCCCAGGACCCAGAGAACGGCGGTATCGGAGGGCTGTAGCTTCTCGCGCGTGACGATCTTCCACGGCACGGTGCCGTCGAGCACGCGGTCGAACTTCTCGACGTCGATCGCGGGGACCGTCGTCGCGGCCAGGAGGCCCACCTGGTCGAGCTGCACCTGCAGGCCACCAGCCGAGTCGGTCGCGAGTCGCCCGAGGCCACTCCCGCCGGCAGGCACGAACGCGACGATCGCGGGCTGCGTGTCGCCGCCCTGTCCTGCGACGGGGGCGGTCGACGTGCCGCGCCACGGCTCGCCGGCGACGTCGGGCACGCGGTTCTCCTTCAGCAACGTGACGCTGCGCCCGTTCGCTTCGACGAGGCGCTTCGCAGTTGCGGCCAGTGCGGTGTAGTCGACCACTAGCGGAACGCTCCCCCAGGCGGCAGGACGTACTCGGCCAGCAGCTCGTCGGCTGCGGGGTAGGGGTGGAACACGCGCGGCACAGCGCCGTCGACATACTCGCGCTCTTCCTCGATCGGCCCCACCTTGTCGCGCTTCTTCTTCACGGCGGCGCTCGTGATGTCGATCTCGGGGTCGGGTGCGAGCAGCGCCAACAGGGAGCGCGACGCGTACTCGGCGCACGACTGCTTCAGGCGCAGCGGGATGCCCAGCACTTCCTCGCCGCGCGGCGTGAACAGGCCGGCGCGGGGGAAGCTCAACGGCTGCGCACCCTGGTCGATGCCGCCGGTCAGCGTTGCCGAGCTCGCCGTCGCGCCGGTGACGGTCGTCGACAGCGCGATCGCGTTCCCGTTCTCGCCGGTCATGTCGGCGGTCACGTCGAGCACGCTCGAGTCGTCGGGGTCCTTCGTCAGCGTCGCCTCGAAGTTCTGGCGCGTGTCCTCGTGGTACGTGGTGCCGCCGGTCGCGCCGCCGATGGCTGCGGCGGCCAGGTTGTCGATCGACTCCTCGATCGTCGCGCCGATCAGCACGTCGTTCTCCTGCGCGAGCGCGGCCACGAAGCGGAACGCCTGCGTGCCCACCGTCACCAGCTCGGTGTCGAGCGGGTTCGCGGTGAAGCTCACCGTGCCCTTCGCGTTGCGCCCGCTGATCTCGATGCGGAAGGGCGTCCCGATGAAGCGCGCGCGCCACCGCTTCTCGATGTAGTCGGTCGCGGCGACGATCGCCTGCTGCTGCCGGGTCGCGCCGATCGTGTCCCACGCGTTCTCGGTCTCGCGTGCGCGGTCGGTCAGGTATGCGGTCACGAAGGCGACCGTGCAGTAAGCGTTCGCGCCGGGTGTGCCTGCGCCTGTTTCGAGGGTGTAGCTCATGACGCGGGGACCAGTCGATACTCGAACAGGAGGGAGGCCGCCGACGTCGACGCGATCGTCTTCGCCGTGGCCCAGAAGTCCGCGCCAGGGGGGAGCACGCGGGGGTTCACGAACGGGATCGTGTAGAGCCCGGCGTCAACCTGCGCGAACGTGCGAATGACGAACGCGGGCGAGTAGTCGTCGCCGGTGACGTCGTACCCGTTGGGTCGCGCCCAGATCGTGAAGTCGACCGCCTTACCGG